CGCGATCTGCGTTGTGCTCGCCGACGTGCTCGGCGGCGCCGGCGACGGGACGAGCACGGAGCCCCCGCCACCCGACGACGTGCTATTCCACGCCGTAGGCCCTTGCAGCCACTTTGGCGGGCCTGACGACACCGGAGTGTCGGAGCAGGAAGGCCTCGCGTTTCACTACGACATCAACGAACACAACCAGGCGCTTTTCCTGCCGATCGACGATGGCACCGGCCTGGCGCGGCGCCTCAATCCCTTCGTGAATTACGTGGCGTGCCGGTGGGACTACGAGATCACGCCCAAGAAGATGCTCGCCGACAGCGGCATGCGTGCCCTGGTGCGATCGCTGGCAACCGGCCGCGAGGCGCTGGCCTGGCCGGCCGACTGGGGCCCCCATGAGACGACGGGGCGTACGTGCGACCTCTCGCCAGGGCTCTGTGAAGTGCTCGGCGTCGAGACTGATGACGAGTGTGAAGTGATCTACCCGTGGAGGGAATAGACATGGCATCGATGGCAATTTCGGTTTTGTGGTTTTTGATCGGCCTGATCGTGCTCGCCGGAGTGATATATTTGGCGATTTGGGTAATCGAGAGTTTCATCTTCCCGATCCCGGAGCAGATCAAAAAGGGCGTCTGGGTGATCGTTCTGTTGCTGGCGCTGATCGCGCTGATCACCGTGCTGATCGGGGGCGGCACGATGGGCCCCTTTCGGCTCTCAAAGTAGCGTCGACCCAATGCCGCCGCTCGACACCGGGCCGCCGTCCATTTGTAGGAATTGCTGATGGTTAGTCCCAGCGAGGTCGGCTATATCGCGGTAGGCGTGCTGGCCTTCACCCTGCTGGCGATCTGGATACAGTCGGTGTGGGGTTAGTCGCGCGCAGGCTGCTGATTAACGAGCGCGGCGCGGGCGATCTTTTCTAGATCGCCCACAACGCCTTCGCCATTACCCAGATAGTTCGCTGTCTCAGCGATGACTTCCAGCGCCACCTCCAGCGCCTCGATGCGGATCAACGCGGCAGCCAGTTTCGCCTCTGCCGCTTCCGCCCGGTCGCGCCAAACGATAAATTGCCTATCCACCACATCGTTCATGGCTCGTTCCCATTCTGCTGATTAAGGGCGGCGCGGATCATCACAAGGCACGTTGTTGGTGTGCCGCTGCCGACGAAGTGCCCGTCCGTTTCGTTGGCGAGATAGGATACGAACCGCTCTGCTTCCCGCAGCGCCGCTTCCAGCGCCTCGATGCGGGCGATGGCTTCCTCAAGCAGGGTGTCTTTCGACTTCTGCGGAAAGGTGCCTTGTTTCATGTCACGCGCAATCTGTTCGCTGATTGACAGCGGTGGTGTTCCAAGATGGCGATGCATCCTGCCGCAGACCGGGCATTGGCAATCGTCGCTCATTTGTCTCGCTCCTTGAGGCACTCAGCACAGGTGAACTCGCTTTCTTCGGGGCCAAACTCGTTATCTGGCACGAAGCGCGTTTCCGTTAGCTCGTCCCATTTCTTGAACTTATTGCACTCCACGCATCTATTGTCTGACATCGCGCAAACTACCTATCCGGGTTCTGCTGATTAACGCGATGCGCCTTCATGGCCTCCCGCATGATCTTGATCCGCCGCCACGCTTCCTCTTTGCTGCATTCCTCGACCAAATAGAGGTAGCTTTCTAGGCTGCTGCAAGCGAGCATCCGATCATCGCAATGGGTGCCCCTGTCGGGCTCTGGGCGCGTGTAGCGTAGCTGCCAAAGCCATTCGGGGCGCGGGAGTGTCATCCCCGCACCGTCCCCCACGGGGACGTGGATGTCTCTGTCGGTGGTTATGATCCTGTCCATGCGAGCAAACTACCTAGTCTAGCGGTACATCTGGATTGTCGGGATCAAACCCCATGAACTGGCAGTGGCGCTGCTGTGTTGGTGACATGGCATCCCACTTCGGAGTGCGTGACAACGGCACAGCCCTCAGACGCGCAGCATGGGGCTTGGTCGCCCATTGCCCGGTAATGCTTTTGGTGACGCAGCCAAAGCCCGGCTTGCGGTGGCATCTTGGACATTCAACATCAAGCGGTGTCATTGCGTAAACTACCTATCTGGGCGCCGCTTCTTGCGGTGCGTAGACGCGGCCGGTGGCGGGCCTTCGACGGCAGCCGCCTCGGGATCGTCGGCCTTCGGGAAGATAGGCTTGTCGAGCGGGATCTCCCGGATGTGCGGGCTGTCCAGCGTCATGCTGGACACGTCGATGCTGCCGTTGTGGGGGTGGCGCGTCATCGAGCTGCCATTGAGAAGGTAACCCAGCTTCAGCGCGTTGATCTTGACCTCCTCGCTCGGTTCCTGGGCGATCGCCGGCGAGGCGAGGAGCAAGGACACTGCGGCGACCAGGCAACGAACAGCCCGTGAACCCGGCTGTGTCAATCGCGTGTCAATCTTCTGGACTGTTCTAGACCTGTTCACCTTTTTTCGGCTCGGATCGTCAGGGTGAATGTCGAAAATCCCTTTGTTTTTCAGGCTTTGCATCATTTGCATATTCCCCTATATGGGTTCCAATTTCAGGGCTTAACTCGTTGATTTGACTTGCTGACGTTCTTGGCTGTGTCAGAAGATGTGTCAAAAAGCCGGTCTGTCAGGGTCGCGTCGACGTCAGCGTGCAGATACGTCTGGAACAGGTGTTGCGCGCTCTTCCAGCCGCCTAGCTGGGCAATGGTCTTCACCCCCACACCCCTATCATTGAGCGCTGTAGCGAAGCCGTGGCGGCATGCGTGATAGGACAGGCGCTCGATCCCCGCCTTCTCTATGGCTCGCTGCCAGTGTCGGAGGGGTCCGCAGGCTGTGGTCCAGGGGAAGGGATTTCGGTCGCGGGGGAGGTTGGCAAGGGCAACGAAAAGGTCAGTTGGTAGGTGTGCCTTGCGCTCGTTACCGAGCTTAGTCTGTCGAATGAGTACGGTACGTCCTCGTAGATCAATGTCCTCCCATCTGACCGACAGAGCTTCAGTGATCCGTGATCCTGTAGCAAAGAGGAAGAGGGCCAGAACTGCAACGTCAGTTCGGTCAGCGAAACTGCGGAAGGCATTGATCCACTCCAATGTTGCGGGCTTCTTGATCCGGGTCTCAACCTTGAACCTCTTCATTCGCATCGGCGGGCACAGCTGCAACTCAGCGCAGTGATTGATGACTGCCAGCGTCGGAACTATCACTTGCCGGTTGCGGGTGCTGTTCTTTGCGCTGGGATACAGGTCGACGGCCGATTGGCGGATTGCGCCACCATTGATGTCCGCAATCCGCGCATCCTTCCAATAGGAAGTTAGTCGCAGCAGAAAGCGCGACGACTTCCCGGCTCCAACATACAGCGCAACGGCCTTTGGCCATGTCAGCCCCTGCTCTTTGGAATTGAAACCACGTTTCCAGAACCCGTCCTCGACCGCGGACGCAATTCTTTGCGCGGTTTCTTTGTCAGGTGTGCCAGTAGTTCCGCGCTGTCGATGTCTGGCAAGCGTTCCCCGGTAGTGCCAGACAAGGCTTCCCGGACGGCGGTAGATTTTGAGGGGCATGGCCGCGTCGCCTCCAGCAGTGTTTGGACGTCCTGGGGGAGCAGGACCATTCTATTGCCGAGAATGCGGCACGCGCCAAGCCTCTTGGCTTCGTTACGCACACGTCGTGGCGACCAGCCGAGGTGCTTGGCGAGCTGCTCCGGGGTGGTGGTTTCGGGAAGGCTCATTTCACCGCTCGTATCCTGGGCGCCTTGTTGTGCGAGTCGATGAACGACAGGATGAGCTGCGTCCGACTGAGGATCTGCCCGAGCGCGATCTCCTCCGCGGCTACCTCCTTGTAGGTGGATGGCTCGCGCGCCATGCCGGCGACGTCATCCAGCGCCCTGACGATGCTGGCGAGTACCATGCCTACCGGCTCGCGGTCGGGCGCCTTGTCGGCACCGCGTTCATTGGATACTCGCACCTCTTGCAGTCCGCTTGCGTCTGCGGCGCCAAGATCTTCCGCACGCTTTTGCAGATCGGACAAATCAGAAAGGTTACGCAGTTCGCGCCGGTCTGCATCGTTCTGGTCCTTGAGCCGTTCGATGATCTGGTCGATGAGGTCGCCGATCGCGGCCTCGCGGGTTTTGCCGTAGCCAACGGGGCAGGTGCTCCAGTAGCCGACTGTGTCGCATTCGGCCTCGTAGGTGTCGGCGTCGATCGCGCACCAACTCTGGTCCGGCTGAATGGTGACCTTGATGTCCATCAGTTGAATTCCTTCTTGAACTGCTCGAACGTCGGCTGAAGCAAATCCCAGGATGCGCCAATCATTTTCAGCGCCTGCTTCTTGTCGAAGCCATCGTGGTAAAGGCAAATGACTGCGGCGGCGACGATCGCCGATCCTCCCTCCGAGGGAGAGGCATTGTTCCTCTCCATCAACTTCATGATTTCCGCGGCGAGGTTCACGTCGGCCATCAGGCACGTTCCTTCAATTCCGCTTCCGCAGCCTCAATCAGTTCGTGCGTGACGTCCTCGACGAGTAGGTCATCGACGTGATGGATAAAGACGACGTCGCGATACTCGCCGGACTTGATGCGATTGATCACTTCGCGGCGGGTGATTTCCGGCTGCACGATCGCCTCGAGGCCGAGCTGGCCGAGGTCGACCATGACGACGTAGTACGAGTGCTTGACGCGCTTGGTCATTGCGGTCCCCTTTAGGCTGCTTGCTTTGCGGTCAGCTTGGCGATGACTTCTTCCCAGCTATCGCCCTGCGCCCTGACGGTGAAGAACATGCCGCTCGACGTGCCGACCGTGAAGCGATAGTGAGAGGTGATCTCTGCCAAGTCGGCGTAGGTTTTGCTGGCGTTCTTAAGTTCAGCCTTTAGACGCTGATACTCTGCGTCAGCCTGCAGGATCGCCTCGCGCCGGGCCTCGACGGCCGCCTTCAAGGCGTCTCGCTCTGGGGCAACCTCGCGCATCTTGGCGCGGGCCTCGTCCCGGTCGTCTTGATCGGGCGCCTTCAGGTCAACTCGGTAGCCGAGTGACTTGCCGAGGATCTTGCCAAGCTTCTTAATTGCGACTGCGCGTTCCATTACAGCGGTCCCCGAATTTCAGTGATCAGCAACGCGTAGATGGAAATGAGCAGCATGACGGTGATGGCGGCTGCGACGATGGCGGTGAGGTCCATCATGGCTTCCTCGTGATGCTCTTGAAGTAGGCGTTCTGCGCCTCGTAGGCCTTCTGTTCGGCGCGCTCGGCGTAGGCGTTGTCGATCTCTTGGCGAATGTCGTGGGCGTCGAAGCCCAGCCTTTGGAGGGCCTTCGTGAAGGCCTCCCGATCGTCCTCGCCGGTCACGAACCGCTCGATCGCGGCGTCGTGCTGTTCCATCCAGAGGTCTTTGGTGCGGCTCATGTCAGACCTCCCGGCGCGGCATGAGCAGGGCGCCAAGCTGGCGCTCCATTTCATCGAGCGGGCCTTTGGTCTCCGTGCAGCTGTAGGCATCAGCCGACCGGCGCAGCTTCGGATGGTCAAGCAGCCCGCGCGCCTTGAGCAGGAAGTAAGGGAAGTTATTGGCCTGCCATGACGACAGGGTGTCGAGCGTCTTGCCGGCGTCGAGGTAGCACTGAAAGTGCGCGTAGTGGCGGACGCCGTACTTCACCATGTCGTCGCCGTCGAAGGACGACTTTTTGCAGAAGCGGCAGGTCGAGTAGCTCATTTGCGTAGTCCCCAATCGGTGTTTCGATGGAAACTACAATATCCAGAAAATTTGGAAGTGCAAGAGCGATTTCAAAATAATTTCGATTGTGGGGACAACCCGGCGCATCTATGCTGCGTCACGGCGGTGGCTTGATCCTCATCAAGGTACCGCCACAAAATTTTGACAATCTAGGAACGTAGGTAGAACATCAAGGGCCGCTTCAGTTCATCCGGGCATCAACCGGCGGCCGAAGAAGGGTGAATGGGAATGGCCAGAGAGCACGACACCTTGCGCAGGCAAGCCATTCAGCTTGTCTCGCAACTACCCGACAATACTGCTGACGCTTTAGCCGTGCTGGATCACGCCCGCGACTTGGTGACGGGCTTTCTGGACGCACCCGACCCGGAGCGCCTTTCCGACAATGTGACGGCTTTTCCAGCCTCTTCCAGTTCCCGCTGAAGCCGCATCGACAGCCCGTCCTGGCGGCCAAGGTAGACCCAGTCGAGCGTCAGGCCGTGAATGGCCCTGACCAGATGGATCGCCATGTCCCTAGGGATGGGGTAGCCGCGCTCGAAATTGTTCCAGCGCTTGTACTCGATGCCGATCTGGGCCGCGAACCGCGCGCGTGAGCCCTGCTCGCTACCGGCGACATGGTGTCGCAAGATGCGCAATCTGCGGGCAATGTCCAGGTCGGTTGGACTGGCGGGGCTCATAGCAGCAACATTTACGCGACTCCAAACTATTTGCCTAGAATGAATTATTTGCCCTTGCATTTTCGAAGAAACTTGGAATATGGTCGCGTTTATCATGACGACCATAGAGAACACAACCGAAATCATTGACGTGCTCGGCGGCAACACGGCCGTCGCGCGTCTTACCTCCACAACGCCAAAGGCTGTCAGCAACTGGCGTGGCTTCGGCAAATTCCCGGCGAATACGTTCCTCGTCATCAAGTCAGAGCTCGTGCGGCTCGGCATGAACGCGCCCGACCATCTGTGGTCGATGCGTGAGCCGCCGGCCGTGCGTCGCAAACGTACTGCGTGAGAAATAAGAATGCGCGTCCGAGAGCATCGGCGGCAGGACCGGACGGGGAGGCATCCTCGGTGGGTGGTGATGACGATCGCACACTCACGTCTGCCGTCACTTAATTCTGCGCAGGGCTAGTCCCCAAAACTGTACTGCGCGGATCAAGGCCACCGGGACCGCTGTTCACAAAACGCCGATCGGTCCCGGTGGCTGATCAATCACGAAAGGAAACGCCATGAATGTCATGTCAAAAGTTGATCTGATCGAGGCCGTCAAGCCCGACATCGCGCCGTTCGAGGATCAGGTTCACACGCTGATGCTCGATAGCGTCAGCAAGATTGCGGACCAGTGGATCGAGCAGCTCAAGGTGCTGCGCGAGAACACGGTCGCGCTTGAGAACCACATCCTGGCCAGTGTCGCCAAGACAAAGGGCGACATCTCGGCCCTTCACGAGCTCGGCACGCAGGTCGCGGCTGAGGCGCGCCGCGGTCAGGAAGTCTGTCGGCAACTCAGCGACAGCGTCGGGAAGATTGCTTCGTGAAGCGCAACGAAGAGCGAGGACCGTGGGAGACAACGCCGGGGCTGCTCGCGCGCTACCTCGAACTGCAGGCGGACGAAAAGCAATTCTCGTATTCGGTGATCGCAACGATGCTGTCGGATGAATTCAATCTCACCATCACCAAGAACAGCCTGATTGGCAAGGGCCGCAGGCTCGGCCTCAAGCTGCGCAGGAAACCACACAAGGGCGCACAGCCCCGGCACAGGAGGAGGTTCAAGGTGAAGCCCGCACCAGACGCGCCGCTGGCGCCAGACGTACCGCCACGCAATGAGGGCGAGCCGCTCTCGCTCTATCAGCTTGGCGAGGACACTTGTCGCTGGCCGCTCGGGCCGATCGATGAGCGCCCGCCGTACCTCTATTGCGGTCACTACGCGCCGATCGGCCGATCGTATTGCGACGATCACTATAGCCGCAGCCACACGCAGGCGAGAAAGACCTGGGAATGAGACTGCACCCTGCCATGCCGACGTCGGAGCACCAGTTGCAGGTGCAGCTCGCGCGCTTCCTTGAAGTGGCGGCGCATCCCGACGTGATGTGGTTTGCCATTCCGAACGGAGGCAAGCGGCATATTCGTGTGGCTGTGCGCCTGAAGGAGGAGGGCACCAAGCGTGGCGTGCCCGATCTCTGCTTTGTGAAGATGGGCGGAGGCACGGCCTGGCTCGAGATGAAGGTCAAGGGTGGCCGGCTGTCGCCGGAGCAGAAGCTGTTTCGGGATGAAGTCCTTCGCCTTGGACATCAGTGGGGCATGGCTAAGACGTTCGACGAAGCAATTGCATTTCTGCGCTCGGTCGGCGCTCTCAAATCAACAGTGAAGTGAAGCAAGCAAGCAAAGGAGAAGCAAAGTGAACGAGCGAAGATTGAAAATCATAAGTGCCGACGAGCGCATGGCGCAGGACAAGGGAGTGAAGGCCCTCGTCGTGGGTCCGGCCGGCGTCGGCAAGACGACCCTACTGCGCACACTTGACGTCAAGGCGACACTGTTTGTCGACCTCGAGGCGGGCGATCTGGCGGTGCGCGACATCGACGTCGACACCTTCCAGCCCCGCACATGGGAGGAGTGCCGCGACCTTGCCTGCTATCTCGGCGGCCCAAATCCGGCACTGCCTGCGACGTCTAACTACAGCCAGGCGCACTACGACGCGGTGGTCGAGGCAATGGGAAGCGCAACGGCTCTCGCAAAGTATTCCACTTACTTCGTCGACAGCATCACGGTTGCCGGCCGCCTCTGCTTTTCGTGGTGCGAGCAGCAGCCCGAAAGCCTGAACGATCGCGGCAAGAAGAACTTGCTCGGCACCTACGGCCTGATGGGCCGGGAGATGATTGCCTGGCTCACGCACCTGCAGCACACCCGCGGCAAGAACGTGTTCTTCGTCGGCATCCTCGAAAACCTCAAGGACGAATTCAACACCACGTTGTGGCAATTGCAGATCGATGGGTCAAAAACCGGCAAGGAGCTGCCTGGCATCGTCGACCAGATCATGACGCTGCAGTTTGTTGATTTCGGCGACGGCAATCCGGTGCGTGCGCTGATCTGCACGCAGCCTAACCCGTGGCAGTACCCGTCCAAGGACCGCAGCGGCAAGCTCGACCAGATCGAGGAGCCGCACCTTGGCAAGCTCCTGGCGAAGATCGGGAGCAAGGCGCCACGCAAGCCGATCGATCACACCATTCCACAACCCGCAACCACAACCGAAGCAGCAGAATAGGAGAGACAAAGATGGCTATCGATTTCAACAATGCAGAAGCACAGCGCGAGGGCGGACTGATCCCGGAGGGGACGGTCGCCGTCGTTCACATGACCGTGCGACCCGGCAATGCCGGCGAGGGCGGCTGGCTCAAGCGCTCCAAGAGTGGGGAGAGCATGGCGCTCGACGTCGAGTTTACCGTGGTCGACGGCCCCTTCGCCAAGCGCAAGTTCTGGGGCCTGTACACGCTGGAGGGCGTCAGCGACGGGCATCAGAAGGCCGCCGACATTTCGGCCTCGCGCATGCGCGCGATCCTGGAGAGTGCCAAGGGCATTCGCCCCGACGACGAGAGTGAGACGGCAAAGGCCGGGCGCCGCCTCAACAACTGGGGCGACTTCGACGGCATCCGCTTCGTTGCCAAGATCGGCATCGAGAAGGCCAAGGAGGGCACCAACTTCAAGGACAAGAACATCCTCGACGCCGCCATCACGCCCGACCGCAAGGCGTGGGTGAAGGTGGAGCAGGTGAAGAAGCCGTCCGCTGCGCCTGTCGTGGTTGCGGCCGCCGTGGCCGAGAAGACCGCCAGCGGCGCCGTCAAGAAGCCTGCGTGGGCGTCCTGACATGACGGGCGCAGTGCAACGGCTGCGCGCGATCGAGGCCGACTGGATGGCGAAGGCTACCCAGTCGGCGATCGATGCGGCGCGGGAGGTTATCAGTGAAAACGACATCAATGGGAGGGCCATGATTGGCTCGCTCAACGAGCTCGAGTGGGGCTGGATCTGCTCGGCCGCGATTTTTGCCTGGATCAAGACCAAGAGCCAGCAGGCCGTCGCGGAAGGCATTGGCTACGACCAGGCCATCCGCTCGATGCCCGGCAGCTTCCCGCAGCCGTGGGAGGCGGGCGCTGTCGAGAGTGTGCTGCCGGCGTTGAGTGACGTGAAAGGTATCGACTGGGAAACACCGATCAGCGAATTGCCGAAGCGGCAGATGGTGCTGCTTGCCTGGCATATGCATGGGCTGGTCGAGCGGGCACTGCTCGGCCGGGACGAGGGCGCGCCGGACAAGCTGACGCAGACGTCGCAGGCCGTCATCGAACGCGAGTTGCGCGCGCGCGCGGGCGGTCCGCTGCTGGCGAGGGGGGAATTGAACGATGACGACGTCCCCTTCTAATGTCCTCGACTTCAACCTTCCGGCGCCGTCACCCGTCAACGACGCCATCAATGCGGCGCTGGATGTGGCGGCCGGGCTGGAGCAACGCGAGGAGCGTCGGGACTATCTCGGCGCCTCCGGCATCGGCTCGGAGTGTCTGCGCAAGGTGCAGTTCGACTGGCAGCGCGACAGCGTCCACGCTGCCCGCACCAAGCGGATTTTCAATCGCGGGCACGACAGCGAGGAGAAGATCGCGGCTCAACTCGCTCTGGCCGGGTTTACGCTGGAGCGTGGCACTGACGCCACCGGCTTCACCGCGTGCGAGGGCGCCTTCCGCGGCCACTGCGACGGCATCATTCGCTCCGGGCCTGAGATCAGTGGCCTGAAGTATCCCTGCCTGTGGGAGCACAAGTGTCTGGGCTCGTCGGGCTGGAAGAAGATTGAGAAGCACGGCCTGCGCAGTGCCTATCCGGTCTACTACGACCAGATCCAAATCTACCAGGCCTATCTCGGCATTGATGAAAACCCGGCGCTGTTCACCGCGGAGAATGCTGACACCTGCCACCTGCTGGCGCTGACGGTCGCGTTCGATGCGGAGGCAGCCCAGGCGGCGAGCGATCGCGCGGCGGCGGTGATCCTATCGACGCGGGCGGGCGAGCTGCTGCCACGCATCACCGACAAGGGCCCGACCGACTGGCGTTGCAAGATGTGTTCGCACAGCGAGTTC